TACCAACAGGTTGTGTGTTGACGTCACCTTGTACAGGTACCCACTGAAATTCAGGGAGCATCTCTAGGATGGCGCAAACACGAGGAGTAGCTACAACAAAGTTAGCAGCTCCACGTCTGTTACGTACAGCGATACGATTGGCTTCAATGATAAGACGTTGATAAAAGTCCCTATTACGCTCGACCATCCAACGACCATCTGCAGAAGCAGGTGACCAGATGGAATAACCAGCGTTTCTTCCAGCGTTAAGAGCTGACTGGATCATTCTCATGAGCATTTCACGGTCGATCTCAGCTTGAATCTCATACGACATAGCGTTTGTGATTTCAGCATCAATATCGATACCATTCATGTTCTTAAGGTCTTGCTCAAGTTCGACGGACCAACGTGCACCAAGGCGGCGTGTGCCAGCCTCAACAGCGGTCTTTTCAAACTTAACCTCAACCTGAGGAATATTACCAGTAATCTCGAAAGCAGAAAGAATCTGAGCAACACCTTGATCTTGAGCTGCAAAGTACCAGTCAGCCGCACCTGTAAGGTGAGTGGATGACGATCCAGTGAAGCGGGTATCAAGAAGTTGGTAACCAAGCTCATCAGCATTCAATCCAGCAGCTCCAGAATATGGAGGACTGCCGCCAGGACCTGTGTTGTTCTGACCAGTTGGAGCAAAAGCTCCGGTCAGCTGAGATGTGACCGAATAGCTATTCGTTCCATCTGTACCAGCACCTAAGTGGTCACTCTGATAAGCATATCTGAGTGCAAAGGCGAGTCCAACAGGACCAGACATAGGTTGAACACCAACGATTTCATTGGTGATAAGCTCAGGGAACGTACGACGAATCATCGGGATTAAGACTTTAGGGAGACGAGAGTCACCAGTAGCATAAGTGTCGCCAGATCCGGCTCCGGATCCTTGTTGGCTAGTTTGATATACAGGTGGAGCAACTTGTCCTCCAAGAGCACCACCAGCACCAGCTGAATTAGCTTCCTCAATACACCATTGCTCTTGATTCTCAAGAAGAATGGCAGTATTAAGACGTGTGTGATCGTCCTCAATAGGCTTAACGCTATCAGAAGAGTATTCAAGAACAGGCTTCCACTTCTCTAGAAGTGTATCTGCTCTATCTCTATCGATAAATGATTGTGGTTTATTCATTTGACGTTTCCTTTCATTTTTACCTCATGGGATCTAGTCCCAAGATACTCAGGTGACAAGCACCTCATTGTTCAGGGGTGAAATTATTTGTGAGTTCTTTTAAGCTCCGCTAGATACGGATTAGAAGTCTCTTTTACTTTCTTTTCTGAAATTCTCTGTACAGGTGCATCAGCTTTGACCTTTCTTTTGCTGAATGCCTCTTCTTTAATAACTGAAAGTCTTTCTTTTTCTTTCTTATCAAAAAGCTTAGCTGTATAATCATAATTCTCCTCAATAAATGTAGGAGATTTATCTTCTAAAATCTTAAAGAGATATTCTTTCTTCCTGCCTGATACATTAGCTGTTTTAGCTTCTAAGAGTAAGTTAGCTTTTTGTGAAGTATAAGCCTCTTTAAGAAGACCATTTTCTTTTTCAAGCTTATTTACCTTAGATGTTAAGCTATCAATTTGTGTTTTACCGTCAAGAACAGCCTCTTTAACAGATTCACTCATTAATGTTGAATCTACTGCAAGTACTTTTCTTAAATTATTCAATACTTCTGTTGCAGTTCTATTTCTAGTTGCTTCTTCAATTGATTCAGTTGGTACAGACTCTTGTAAGTATTCATCAAGATAATCAGAAATACTTTCAACTAAAGTGTTTTTAAACTCACCTGCTGTTGAACCAATCTCTTTTTCATATCTTTTAACAACAGTAATAAGCTTATTAGCATTATTAACATCTACTGCTTCAACTACTCTTTTTAGCTTATCTGTATGATCTTTATCAATAGCAGAAACTAACTCTTCAAGCTTCTCAGCATAAAGATCATCTTGATGTGTTAGTGCAGCTTCAACTGATAAGCTAATTTTTTGCTCAATAGCAGTCTCAATAGCTTTGACAGACTCTTCTGTCAATACTTCTTCTGCTTGTTCTGGTAATGCGTTTTTCTTCATATTAAAAAAGTGGTTTGTCTGTTGCGTTATTAATTCTTTTTGCTATTTTATCTTCAATAACGCTCTTTAAATATTTATGTGCCTTGGCGTAATTTTTACTAGAAATTTCTCCTATAAATTTAATAATTTTTGTTTTTTGGTTAGCCATACTATTATTTATTAGATAGATTTAATAAATCTAAGGATTCTGTTACGTAAAAATGAATCTATTTCTTTTTTTGGTAACACTTTTAAAGATTTTTCAAAATTTTCATAAACTTCTTCATACTTATTATCATCACTAAGTACCCATTGTTTAGATTCTAAAATACCATTTACAAAAGCTTTTGGATAAGATGGATCAGCAACACAATCAATAGCTACCAGTTTCATGTTCTTAACAGTACTATGCTCATTACCTTCTTCTAATGTACCAAGAGCTCTAGAAGACATACCGACTTTTACTCCATCGTTAACTAATGATCTTACTATTTGACCACATGGTGTAGTTAATACTTTTGATTTACCGTAAAATACATTACCATCTTGAGATAGTTCAGTTACCATATGACATGCACGTTCTAAATCTACATCTGCTGTAGTTGGGTGATTAAGCTCTCCCATAGCTCGCCCTGGTTTAACCATTTCGTTTATATACCTTTCAGTTTCTCTCTCAAGTTCTTCGCGAGGGTATAAGCGGTTGTTTCTATTTACCCCTTCAGCCATCATATAAGGACCTTTTATATATAAATTGGATGGGGAGTTTCTATCTACTTCTTCTTCAATGTATTCGAACTCATCCTCCATGTCAGGATTTTCGACAACCAAATTAAGTTTTAACGACATACAATTATTTATTCATTTTTTAAAAATAAGCTCTTTTTCTGTTAAAATAATAAAGGTATATCCTCTCTTTTTACAATATTCTTTAGCTGCTTCCCATTTTGCTTGGTTGGTTACATATTGCTTTTGTTCATATATAAGATGTCGTTTGTTTCTATATTTTGTTCGAGGGGGTTTAGTTTGTTTAGAAGGTTTAATCTCAACTAAATATTTTGTAATTTTCTTACCTTCACGTATAGCTATGTAGTTATCGACATAATATCTATGTAATCTTTGATCTAACGGGCTTTTGTATGGTACAATAACATTTTCGCTTCCCCATTTAATTACATTTGGATTTTCATCACAAAATCTAAAAAATTTTAATTCTAAACCAGAACGATAAGTAGCTCGAGCACCTATAAATTTATCTTGATTTTTAGGAGTAAATATACCCTGTCGGTATTTTTTTCTCATCCTACAAAGAATAAGGTTGGATCTGTGTCTCCTAAGCCTGGAGATGCACCTTCGAGTAATTTACCTTCTAATTCTTTTTTCTTATCTATACCTTCATTAAGAATATCGTAATTTAGAGCACCTCCTCCAAGAAGGGATACATTACCAAACTTACCTCTCACTCTTCCTATAGTTATCATAGTTAACGCTTGAGCGTATTCATATACCCATTGCTCCATTATTATATCTCTAATAGGTTTTTCTAAATAACATGATATAACACCATAAAATCTATCATTATTAGGTTCTGGGTACATTTGCATATACTGCGTTCTAGGATCAAATTTTATATCTCTCCTAGTTGCTAGCATTTTTTCTCTCATATCAAGAAACTCTTTCATCGTATACCATGATACTAGATCAAATCCATAATTACCCATCGCATAACTAAAATAGGTTTGCTGTGCTAAAGTTTGTTCTAAAGTAAATAAAGTGTTAATACCGGTTGATGACCCTTCTTCAAAGTCAGATACATTAACTACTTTTCTATACTCCATAATATCATAATCAAATACATTTTGATAATAATTTACATTAGAAGCTGATCCTTCAACTGTTACAGTTGTTGGTTGAGTTTTCTTAAAAACCCCAAATTTACCGGCGCTTAAATTAGTATTATGGGCAGTTACTATAGCAAATGTAGTTTGATTTATTATAGTATTTGTAATCAATCCTGGTTTAAGGCCACTTAGAGAGTCTGCAAAAGCAGTAGATAGAGAAGATGATCCAGTAAAGTACGAGGCACTTAAAGTTGATGTAGCTACATATATACTATCTCTACCAACCGTATCTGGTCCATCAGGGCCTGTTTCTGGGGGATATGATAGATAACCTTCTGGACCAGGTCCAATTGGATTAACTCCTTGCTTTACTGCATCAGAGTTTAAGTTCATATTAGCTACAGTATAAAGTAAATCTAACCGTATACCCCTTCTAGCTTCATACATATTAGAATCAAAAATAAGAAATTCTTGTGTAAAACCAGCATATTTGGTAAAATATTCAACAGCTATTTGAATATTTTCTCTTAATTGATCTGTATGTATCTCTAAACTTATTAACGGATAACCTAAAGAACGTTTAATTCTATCACCTAAATTATCGTAAGTTTTAATCTTACTGTTTAAGTTAGTAGATAAAAATGCGGAAAGAGGCTGAATATTACATGCGAGTGCCATAAAAATATTTATTCTAGCATAAATAAATATATGGCATTACCACCAACATCAAATGCAGGGACTGTTTACTTTAATAGAAATCAATGTCGTAGCTTCGAACAACAGATAACTACCGCCTTAACTAAATTATCCGCAGGGCCAGCACCAGCCACAGGGTTTCCATGCTCAGAGGTGTTTATTAAACATAACATGGGCGGCGGTATGTTATATATCTACGACAGAGCTGAGTTACATACAGATGGAGTACCGCAAGATGAATGTAGATGGGCGCTTTCAGCTGGTGAATCCTTTACTTTTAGAGGATTAACTAATATAGATCAAGTTTCTGCTAAAGCTAGCACTGGAGTAGCAACAATACATTATAGAACACAATTCTTTAGTTCTAATGTTTCTACTAGTTAATTAAACTTCTACGTCGTCTCCAGCAGGTTCAGCTTCAATAT